GGTGAACTGGTAATTTGTTGTGATTCACCTCACTCTTGGAGAAAGGATCATTTTCCTTACTACAAGGCTGGTAGAAAAACAACTAGAGAATCTTCTCCTCTCAACTGGACTCAAATCTTTGATTGTTTTAATACTATCAAGACAGAACTCAAGACAATCTTTCCTTATAAATTTATTCAGGTAGAAGGTGCTGAGGCTGATGATGTCATTGGTGTATTATCTAGAACTGAATCTAGTAATGAGAAGGTAATGATTATTTCTAGTGACAAGGATTTCATTCAGTTACAGAAATATGATAATGTTCACCAATGGAGCCCTGTTACTAAGAAATTAGTCAATGGGATTGAACCTAATGGATATTTGTTTGAACATATCCTGAGAGGTGACAAGAGTGATGGTATTCCTAATGTTTTGTCAAGAGACAATTCTATAGTGGATGGTGTTAGACAGAAACCCATCACCAAAAAGTATGTGGAAAACTTTGTGATGCATAATGCTGAACTAAGTGGTAGAACAGATGAAGAAATCCGTAATTTCCACCGAAACCAGAAACTTATAGATCTGGCTGAAACTCCATCAAATATTTGTGACAATATTTGGGAAGAGTATCGAAAAGAACCAGTAGGTCAACGAAGAGATCTACTAAACTTCTTTGTCGAGAAGAAACTTAATAACTTAATTGAAACCATAGGAGAATTTTAATATGGCAGTACAAGATGTAGTAAACAGTAATTGGACTCCAAATGATCCAGTTCCAAGTGTAAAGGTAAGAACTCCTTTACTTTCAGAGGTCTTTAAAAAAGTCAACAATGCAAAGAATAAACCTCAGAAGATAAAGATATTAAAAGACAATGACTCACCAGCTCTTAGAGCTATCTGTAAGTGGTCATTTGATCCTAATATAGTATCAGCTGTTCCAGAAGGTATTCCACCATACATTCCTAATGAGGCTCCAGAAGGAACTGAACACGCTAGACTATCTACCGAACATAATAAACTTTATTATTATATAAAAGGTGGTCATGATGCGATTCAGTCAGTAAAACGTGAGTCAATGTTTGTTCAATTGTTAGAAGCACTTCATCCTTCAGAGGCTGAAGTTCTATTACACACGAAGGATAAACAATTACATAGAGTTTATAAAGGACTCTCTGATGTTGTTGTCAAAGAAGCCTTTGATTGGGATGAGAATTACCAAAGAAAAGATGCATAAATATAATACAATCTTTTTTTAGGGAGTCTTAAATGCAAATCCAATGTCGGGGATGTGACTGCGGCAACCTAGCCTCATTGTAAAAATCCCCCTCTGACAATTTAGCAATGTTTTTCGGTTAAACGATCCGCCGAAGTGAATTATTATGTTCCCTATTATTATTATTGAGATTGAGGATCATGGAGAACAAGGTTATATGAAACATATTTTCATAAGCATTGTTTTGTTATTTTCTTTGACGATATTTGTTAAACCAGTAGGTAAAGCAAGTGTCACTCAAGATATGAGTCCAAAATGGACTTATAAGACTATAGCTATGGAAGCAACAAAACAGCACGAATGTCTCGCCAAGAATATCTATTTTGAAGCGAGAAACGAACCATTTGCAGGGCAACTTGCAGTGGCAATGGTTACTCTGAATCGGGTTAAAGATACAGGGTTTCCTAACAAAATTTGTGATGTAGTCTATCAAGGATTACATTACGCAAGTGGTCATCCTAAACGTGACAGATGCCAATTTTCATGGTACTGTGACGGCCGAGATGATACTGTAAAAAATAAACGAGCATATCAGAAATCAGAACTAATAGCAGATCTTGCAATAGAATCTTACAATGCTCTTAAAACAAAAGGACTTGACATTACAGAAGGAGCAAGGTACTATCATACCTTTGAAGTAAGTCCAAAATGGTCTAAAACTTTTCCAAAAGTTGGAAGAATTGGTGACCATATTTTTTATCGTTAAACCTATATAATATATGAACAGGTGAAAAATTATGCCAACATATTTGTACAAATGTAAAAACTGTGATTCTGAATTTGAAGAAATCCATAGGATAGCTGAAAGAGAAAAACCTCTTAATGATCCTTGTGATACTTGTAGTGGAGAAATTCAATTAATTCCCCAAGTTCCATCTGTGATGTATTCTATGAGAGATGGATTCAATAGACATACAAGTGAAGGTTTTAAAGATAGAATGCGAGAAATTAAACGTAATCATCCAGCGAGTAATATTAATATATGAGTAAAAAGCACACAATAAAACTTGAAGATATGGTTGATATTAAAGGTATCACCAAAAATCAAACAGAAGTTATAAAGGAATATAAAAAAGGAAAATGTCTGTTTCTATATGGATCAGCTGGAACAGGTAAAACTTTTGTAACATTATACCATGCACTCAAGGAAGTTCTTGATCCAAAGACTTCTTATCATCGTGTGTATGTAGTGAGATCCCTAATTTCTACCAGAGAGATAGGATTCTTGCCAGGGGATGAAGAAGACAAGTCGGCATTATATCAGGCTCCTTATGATAATATGGTAAGGTTCATGTTTAAAATGCCGACTGAAGATCAATTTACATTTTTATATGATAGGTTGAAACAACAAAATTCTCTAATGTTCCTGAGTACATCGTTTCTCAGGGGAATAACATTAGACAATGCAATCGTAATCGTAGATGAATGCCAGAACTTAAATTTTCATGAACTGGATACGATTATGACAAGAGTGGGTCAAGACTCTAAAATTATGTTTTGTGGTGACTTTGACCAAACTGATTTAACCAAGGCTGGAGAACGTGAAGGTCTTGGTAATTTCATGAAAATAATTGATAGTATGAAAGAATTTTATCTCTGTGAGTTTGATATAGGTGATATAGTCCGTAGTGGACTTGTTCGATCATACATCGTACAAAAATATAATACTGGACTTGGAGACAGAGAATGAGTTGGTTTGATAATTTAAAAAAATGGTTCTGGGGCGATTTAAAGCCTGAATTACAAGAAGAACCATCTGAGAAACCTAAACCCAAAATACCTGAAACAACGGATGAGGTTTTAGAAGAGGAAGTCAAAAAGAAGACTCCTAGAAAAAGAACAGCTGCAAAGAAACCTACAAAGAAGAAACCAGCTGCAAAGAAACCTAGAAAATCTAAAAAGAAGGAGTCAGGAGAATGAAACTATCCAGAAATTTTAGTTTAAGAGAATTGACTAAATCTGCAACAGCTGAGAGATCTGGTATAGATAATACTCCAAAGGATCTTGAGCATTTAGTCAATATGACTCATTTGGCTATTCATATACTTCAACCTGTCAGAGATGAGTTTGGAGTTATTACAGTCAATTCGGGCTATCGGAGCCCTGATTTGAATAAGGCAGTGGGTGGTTCTGATAAGAGTCAACATTGTCACGGCCAAGCAGCTGATTTTGAAAGTTATAGTATTTCCAATCCAGACTTAGCACAATGGATTGTGGATAACTTAGATTTTGACCAGCTGATCTTGGAATTTTATAATGGAAAAGACCCTAACAGTGGGTGGATTCATTGTAGTTACAGTCTTATGGAAAATCGTAAGAAGGTAATGACTGCATTGAAGCCTCCAGGCGGTAAGGTCGAATACAGAGAAGGACTAATAAGGTGATACAGAAAGAATATCAACATATAGACATACCAAGAATACCAAAATTAAAACGACAAAATATAGCAGGAGAAAGACATTACGTTAATGAACACGGATCAATATATCCCTCAATAACAACAGTACTTTCTATACGAGGAAAAGAGGCCATATACGAGTGGAGAAAACGTGTAGGTGATGCAGAAGCAAATCGTATCACCAAACGAGCAACCACAAGGGGTACTCAGTTCCATAGTTTACTGGAACAATACTTCTTAAATCAAATAACAGATGTAGATCAATTTAAGGTAAATGCACTCGCCAAGAATCCTGGCGTTTGGTATCTATTTTTAGAGGCGATACAAGAGTTAGAGAAACATATAGGTAAGATTTATTGTATTGAAGATTATTTGTACTCAGATGAGTATCAAGTAGCTGGTGCAGTAGATATGATTGCTGAATGGGATGGGAAGATATCAGTTATAGATTTCAAAACATCTAACAAAGCGAAAAAAGAAGAATGGATTGAAAATTACTTTATACAGGGTACAGCTTACGCTAAAATGTTTAAGGAACGTACTGGAATCCCTTGTGACCAATTAATTGTTTTCATGGTTCCCGATGATGGAATACCTCTAACATTCACTAAAGAAGTGGATGATTATACCGAAGTACTCAAAGAGTCTATTCGGGATTACAACAATTATAAATTAAAAAGGGCTGCATGAAAACAATAAGCAAACTATTCGTTATGATTGTTTGCTTTATTATGATAGGATGTGTTACACAAACAACAAAACCAGATGTCTCATACGAAAAAGTACAAGATCATGTATGGGATAATGATCAGAAAAACTATTGGGTAACCATATATTT